AATTGAAGAATAACGCTCGTATCTGCCTCCTGCCATACGGTACCAGCGCAACCACTCACGACACCTGCCAATCGCTTCCCCCGCACTCGCACGTAGCGGCCCATAAGGTCGCGCACATGCACGTCCGCAAGGTAGATGGGACTCCCTTCTACAGGCGCACCTATCAGCCCAGTATCTCCTGCCATTCAGCTTGGCATGTCGCGCAATCCGGTGCATATGGGCCACTTGTGATGCAAATGGAATCAGCGTGAGAACCATCCGTTCCATCCTAGAAAACGGCCCCGAGATGCACAGCCTACCCTCCTCCGCAGACCTTGACGCAGTAGCCGAAGAGGAGCGGATTAAGCGCGAGACAGCCAAGACAACCCAAATTATGCGCCATGCACGTAAGCGCGGCGAGGGCTATCAGAAGTGGGCGCGTTTAGGGGCTATGCGGTGAGGGTGCTCTACTGTTGAGCTATATGGGAGTTGCACGCTTTGTTGACCTAGGAAGCGCTTCCCAAGGAGCGAGTTGCACGCCCGTCTCCCCTCCGATTCGGCACTATATCATATGAGCTATCAGAAACTAGCTGGAAACAGCAACCAACACCTCGAACGTGTACCTCCTCAGCTCAGACCCTACGCATGGCCAGCAGGTGTGTCCGGCAATCCCGAAGGGCGTCCACCTAAGTCCTTGCTTCAACGCCGTTTAGAGGAAGAATTAAACAATCCCGAGACAGTCGAGAATATTGTCAAGGCAGCAGTGGCCTCCATGCAGAGCTCCAAGGGAATGGCTGGCGTGATAGAGCGGCGCAACATTCAGGAGCGCGTAGACGGGCCTATTAAGCAGGAACTGGCAATCAGCGGTGAGCTTTCAATCTCCCTGGCCGAAGCGATCGCAAAACGCAGGCAGCAGGAAGGCGAATAATGAAGAAACTATGCCAACGCAAGGCGTGCAAGCTAGACAGGCAGCGTTTTTATAACGCACAAAATAAGCTTATGGAAACAGAGCAGAAGTTAGCCGACATAACGCGGGCATTCATGAATGAGCGCAATGAGCGCGAGATTATCGAAGCCGCAATGGTTCCCGAGGTCATGGCCGAAGGCATTGAGAAGTGGCTAGCCGTATCGTAACCCCTGAAAATGCGGAAGCTGAACTCAGGTACGACATTGGCGGATTCTCTCGTAGGCCGCTGGAATATGCTCGATATGCGTACTGGACAGCGCAGGAACTACGAGACGGTTCAGGACCAAGAATCTGGCAAGCGAATATTCTCCAGGCTCTTGGGGACCATCTCTGTGACCCAACAACACGCTTCACACCATGCCAAATTGCAGTCTCTTCCGGTCACGACATTGGTAAGTCCGCGCTCATTTCAATGGTTGCTAATTGGGGGATGTCAACCTGTGAGGACTGCAAAATTGTCGTTACAGCGAACACCGGCACGCAGCTCGCGACCAAGACGGTCCCAGAAGTCACGAAGTGGTTCAAAGCAGCGATAAATGCTCACTGGTTCGACGTCAAGGCTCAAAGCATTACTGTCCGCGATCCAGGACATGAACGCCTATGGCGAACTGACTTTATCACTTGGTCAGAGAAGAATACTGAGGCATTTGCTGGCCTCCACAACAAGGGCAAGCGAATTATCGTCATATTCGACGAGGCGTCCAGCATTGCGGACACGGTGTGGGAAGTCACGGAAGGCGCACTCCTAGATGAAGAAACAGAGATTATCTGGCTCGCCTTTGGCAACCCCACGCAGAACACCGGCCGATTCAGGGAGTGCTTTGGCAAGTTCAGGCATCGCTGGAAGACCTTCCAAATTGACTCCCGCAAAGTCGAAGGCACCAATAAAGAGAAGATTGCTCAATGGATAGAGGATTATGGGGAGGATAGCGACTTTGTTCGCGTGCGCGTGCGGGGAGAGTTTCCTCGTTCCGCTTCTTCCCAATTCATTCCAAACGATATTGTCGAAGCTGCTCGTAAATACAAGGCTGAGGGATTTACCGACCTGCCCAAAGTGCTGTCGGTCGATGTCGCTCGCTTTGGGGATGACCAGACGGTCATCGGCGTTAGGCAAGGACGTAAATTCCGCATTTTGGCTAAGTTGAGAAACCAAGACACCGTTCAGACAGCCCTCCGCGTTATCGAGTTCATGCAACTAGAGAAGCCCGACGCCACGATCATTGACTCAACCGGCGTTGGTGGGGGAGTCATTGACGGCGTTAGGTTTAGGGGATTCAGAGACAGGCTATTTGACTACACTCCAAACCAAACCGCTAATCAGGCTAATGCCTATCGTAATGCCCGCACTGAGATGTGGGGAAAGATGCGCGATTGGCTTAAGGCAGGAGCTGAGATACCTGACGATCCCGAGCTGGCCGCTGACCTTATAGGCCCCGAATACTTCTTCTCGAGCAATGAGCAGATTCAGCTAGAGGCTAAGGAAGACATGAAGGCTCGCGGACTGAACTCACCTGACTGTGCTGACTGCCTTGCAATGACTTTCCAGCCCAATGTAAGAGCGATACCAGCACCGGCACCGCAACCGACATTTACCCAAGAGATGGGCCAATCCTGGATGTCATGAGGGGCATCGTTATCTGTCCAGCTTGTGATGGTCCCTGCCGTATGAAGCGCAAGATAGCATTGATGATTCAACAGGAAAAATCCAAGAAAGTCCCGCCTAGGAGCTAATTACCAATGGCAATGAAGGAAATGCGCGTAGCTGTGTCTCCTGAGCACACAGAAGTAGCCGAGCCTCACGAGATGCATATCGTCAAGAAATACAACAAGTTCCACGGGCACGTGAAGATGTCGGATGGTGGAGAGCATCACGCACCACCGCACGCGTCGATGCACGAGGCGGCTTCTGCCTTGATGCAGCATTTGGGCGCGGGGCCAGCAGAACCAAGCATGGCGCAAGCTGAGCCTGGGATGGAGCAAGAGAATGCGTAAGCTACTGTTTCTATTCCTGCTGGCTGCTTTGCCTGCTTGGGCACAGCAGTCGGCATCGGGGAGCATTACAGCCTCGAGCAGCGGTTGTTCCTCGAGCACAACCTGCGTACTGCTCACTTTGCCAAATCAGGATTTCGGCGGAGCGACTATAACGCTATCGGGCACATTCTCCGCAACGCTTCAGTTTGAAGGATCAGCGGATGGCACTAACTATAACGCCCTCGGTGCCGCACCGCTCGCAGGTGGAACGGTTGTAACAAGCGCGACCGGAACGGGCACGTGGCAGGCTAGTATCGTAGGGCTTAACTATGTCCGCGTCAGATGTTCGGCCTTCGTAAGCGGCACTGTAACAGTAACGATTCAGGCGAGTAAGGCAGCCACTACTTTGGGAGGCTCTGTATCAGGAACCACGGGCTCAGGGGCCTCCCCTGTAATGGGCTTCTACTTCACGAATGCCTGCCCAGTAGCAAATACGGGGCAATGTTTCTTCACGGCTGCGAACACCCAAATAGTGAATGACTGCACTTGGGGGACGGGCGCAGCAACAGTAACCTGCACTGGCTCGCATTTCGTACCTGGAGATGTAGGCAAGCGCGTCATGGGATATATCCCCGCGACTGGGCAAGCTCCTCTGACTGGTTGTATTGCCGATCGAATTACCTTCACGCCCATGATTACGGGGGCGACCGCCTACACAATCGCAACTTATGTCAGCGGTACGCAGATTACCGTGAGCCAAAACCCCGGAGGGGCAGCGGGCGGTGCTGCTGGATGCTTAATCTGGGGAAATCCTGACGATACCAACGCTTCTACGTTAGAGACGGCCTATGCCGCAGTCACCGCGTACTGTCCTAGAGTCATGCTTGCTGCTGGAGGTTATTGGTTTAGCAGCCCTCATTTTTCTACGCAGCCGACTGGCTGTGCGGCCCTTACAAGTTTGGTGGGGGCTCCGACAACTTTTGGAGGCGTCTCGCTTCCACAGGGCTTTGAATTGGAAGGAAGGGGCCCTGGCTCAACAATGATTTATATTGGCAATGATTTCCCGAACGGAGACTCCTGCAACACCTTCTCCGGTTCCAGTGCCCACGGTGGTTGTTTTGCTATTCCTCTAATGGGCAAGTGGTCTGACCTCGGAATGAGCGGCGGCGGGCAATCAACCTGCCAAGTTGCCAACGGTAAGACCCTTATTGTTGCAAACGTCGCTACCATCCAGAACGTGACCCTTGAGAATTTATGTTTCGTTAACACGTCGGCAAGCATAGTCACTGGACTCGAAGTAGACCAACTCACCCAAGTCAGAATGTTCAATAGTTCAGGGTGGGGACAAAACTGCATCAATGCGGTGGGACCATACGCGCAAGGATTCCAGGTAGTCTGCGAAAACTCCCCAATCAATAATCTGACAGTCCA